GGCCGGAACTGTATGCGGACCTCGATATCAAGTTCGTGCAAGGCAAGCGCATCCTGCGCACGCAGCGCAAGAACATGGCGCTGCAGCCGGATGACCGCTGGTCGCGCTCGCCGCCGATGCGCGAGGTCAAGGTCAGTTACGGCGCCGAGGTGGCGAAGTCCTCTATCCTCGTCGCGCTCGAGCAACGCTGGTCGGCGCTGAAGGTCGCGTTCGATCCGGCGCTGTTCGATCTGCCCGACATGGGGCCGTCGCCGATCGCATCGCAGCGGCCGATCGCGGTGGTGCGGCCGGTGACGGTGCGAACCGAATGGCGCAACGAAGCGCGCAACCCGCGGCCGGAATATGTGAACGCGCTGGTGACGGAGCTGATAGCAACCCACACCGTGGTCGCGGTCGCCGACCTCGCGCCGGGCCACGAATGGACGACCGGCACCCTGCCGCCGGCGCACCACCTCTTCGTCGCCGGCGAACTGAAGGTGCGTGAGCTGCTCGCGCTGGTGCGCGATGCCGACATCGTGGTCGGCGGTGTCGGCTGGATCGTGCCGGCCGGCCTCGCGCTGCACGTGAAGACATTCGTGGTGCTGGGCGGCCACGGCGGCCAGAACGCGCCCGCAAGGATCACCGACCCGCGGCTCGATCTGAGCCGCATCGGGTTCGCCATACCGGAGAAGTTCTGCCGATGCACGAATATGTTGCACAACTGCGACAAGAGGATCGCCGACCCGGTCGGACAGTTTTCCCACTGGCTCAACGGTTCGCGGATGGCCGCTTGACCTGGTGGCCGCAGCTCGGCATCGGCCATTACCCGGTCGAAGCCGGCATCGCGCCCTACGACCAGGAGTATTTCGACAACTTCGACCGCAATGCGCATACGCCGATCGGGCGCGCGCTGATGCAGGCGCGCTGCGAGTTCGTCGACTGGCACTATCAGGGAACGGTGGTCGATGTCGGCATCGGCTCGGGCGCGTTCGTCGAGCGGCGGCGCGAACGCCACACGACCTACGGCTACGACGTCAATCCCGCCGGCATCCGCTGGCTCGAGCAGCGCGGGCTGCTGATCGATCCGTATCTGGAGAAGGTTCCGGCAATGACGCTATGGGACGTGCTCGAGCATATTCCGGACTTCGAGCCGCTGCTCGCCCAGGTGCGCGAGTGGCTGTTCATCTCGCTGCCGCTGTTTCGCGATGTCGATCACGTGCTGCGATCCAAGCACTACAAGCCGGCGGAACACTGCTGGTACTTCAGCCGCGACGGGTTGGTGTTCGCGATGAAGCAGTGCGGCTTTGCGCTGGCGGCGGAAAGTAATTTCGAGACCGAGCTCGGCCGCGAGGATATCGGCACGTTCGCGTTCAAGAGAGAAACTCAATGACAATCACAGCCAAAAACATCGGCCGGATAAATGTCTGGCCGACCTATGGCATCGCGCGGGAAGCGGATACCGAGGAGTGTAAATTCGTTGGTCAGCTAACAGTGTGGCAGACAAATGAAGAGGCCCGCGCCAACATATCGCACGAGGAAGAGGGCGGAGCTGACGATCGCCCCGATTGGGTGCCGGCTGATGCGGTCATCCACATCGATCTCGTCGGCGGCTCGCCGCAGGGCCGCGCGTGGGTGCAGGGCACGGGCGAGGTGGCGGTCGACACGCTGTTGGGCAGCGATCCAAACACCGACGGTGCGGGGACGGTTTCGGCATACAATCCGAATTGCCTTACTGAGAACGGATATGCCTGCTCTATCACGGCTGGTGAGTTGGGGCTTCCTGCATTCATCGGGTCCTTGCGGACACAGTTGTTCTCCGGTTGTACGATCCGCATGACTTGGGCTGGCGTTAACGAGAGCGGCAGCGGCGACCTGTTGCTGATCGGAAACGAAAGCGGCAGTAATGCGCTTGAATATTATTACACCAAGACTGATCCCGGCCGATGGTTCAAGGCCGAGAGCTGGGCGGGCGATTACGGACCTGTCGAGGTCACTGGCATTATCAACAAAGGCTCTGTCGCTGCCATCAATTGCGCAGCCCTGACGATTGTCTCGACGCGATCCGAGTTTGCGGTGAACGGTTCATCTGCGCAGGCCGGCACGCTTGTTCCGGAGACACACTGGAATGACCTTGTTGCCGCTCAGATTTCTCTTGGATCAGATGACCTTCTGCAATCCGTCACCCTCTACGACCCGCTGCCCGACACCACCGGGCTGTCCGAATTGTCCGAGATCGGGGCGTGATCGATGGCTGTCGACTACAGCGCGCTGCTCTATGACCCGGTCTATGGCGAACTGGGCGTACCGGCGATGTTCGTCGCGGCCGGTACTGCGGGCGAGGCGACGATCACGGTGATCGACGACACCCGGCCGAAAAGCCTGATGGCCGGATCTGCCGAGGTGCGCAGCGTCGGGCCGGGCGCGTTCGCCCGCATCCCTGAGCTGATCGAGAACGGGATCGCGCGCGCGGACTATGTCGACGCTACGCTGAGCTTCAATGGCCGCAGTTGGATCGTGCGTTCCTACGAACTGCGCGGCAGTCCGAACGGCGAGGATCTCGGCGAGGTGCGGTTTCTGTTGAAGGAGGCCGCGTCGACCGATGGTTGACGTTCGCGAGGATATCCTGGCGCGGCTGCTCGAGGTCGTCGCCAGCATTCCGAACCTGCGCTCGGCCCAGCGCAACAACGTCGACATACCCGAGGACCAGTTGCCGGCCGGGATCGTGTTCGACGGCGACGAGGAAACTGCCGACGCGAGCGATGCGACGATGCGGCCGCCGAACCGGCCGACACTGGTGACCATGACGCCGGAGATTGTCATCGCGCAGCAGTCCGACGAGGCCGGGTCCGACATCACCACGCTGCGGCGCGAACTGATCAAGCGGGTACTGACCGACACCGAGTTGAACGAGCAGATCGTCAAGACCGGGCGCCACGGCAACGGCGCGATCCGCTATCTCGGCTGCCAGACTGACGTCGGCTGGATGCGCTCGCTGCACGGTGCGCTGCGTGCGCAGTTTGCGTTCAAGTACACGCTGAAACCGGACGAACTCTAAAAGGAGAGCACCACCATGCCCGCGTCGCCCAACGTCCAGAACTACCATATCGGCAAGGGGATCGTTTCGTTCAAGGAGGCCGGCGCCTCGACCTTCACCGATCTCGGCAACGCACCGTCCTTCGTCTACACGCCGACGATCGAGAAGCTTGAACACTTCTCGTCGCGCGAGGGCGTCAAGACCAAGGACTTCACCGCGATCACCCAGGCCGGCGCGACCATCACGTTCACGCTCGATGAGATCACCGGGCTGAACCTGAGCTTCTTCTCGCTCGCCGAGCAGGGCACCGACACCGATGGCAACATCACCTTGAGCGGCATGTCCAAGGTCGAGTTCACCGGCGATATCAAGGTCGTCGGCACCAACGACATCGGCCAGCAGGTCGACTTCCAGGCCACCGTGTCGTTCGTCCCGTCCGGCGACTTCAGCTTCATCACGGCGGAAGACCAGTTCACCGTGATCGAGATCGAGGCCGAGGTGCAGAAGGACGTCAACGGTGCCTTCGGCGTCTGGACCATCCGCGACGAAGTGCCGACAGCATGAGGACAGACACACATGGCTGACCTGTTGGATATCGCGCCGTCGACGGCGGTTGAGGTCGTCAGGATCGCCGGCGGCCAGCGTATCAAGGTGCATGGCCTGCACGGCAACGCCATCGCATCCATCGCGGCCCGGTTTCCCAAGCTCGTGATGCTGCTCGGTGGCGGCGACAACATTGCGCAGCGGCTGATCGGGCAGTTCGGTGACGCGATCGGGCCGATCATCGCCGCCGGCTGCGGGCATCTCGGTGACGAGCGGTACGAGCAGCACGCCAGCACATTGCTGGTCGAGGACCAGTTCAAACTCGTGATGGCGATCTACGGGCTGACATTCCCAAACGGGCTGGCGTCCTTCATCGAGGCGATGGCGAGCCTTATGAGCGGCGCCGAGGAAAAGGTCGTGCGAGTGCGCTTGAAGAAATCGCCATCGGTATCACCGCCCTCATCCGACGCGGCTTCTCGCCCGATTATGCAATGATGCTGACGCCGCGCCAGATCGCCGCCTATCTCGAATTCACCGACAAGCTCGACCGCATCGACCGGCTGCATGCTCTTGAGATCACCGCCACCGGCGCGCAGGGCAACAAGAAGGCGATTGAGAAAATGGTGAAGGAATTGACTGGATGAGATCGCCCTTACTGTGCCTGCGACGCTGTGTTTGCCGCCTTGTCGAACCCGACTTCCATCTCATGGGCTATGTCGATAAGAGCTGCCCAGCGCACGGCATCACCGCTCATCGCGGTCTCACGAATGGCCGTCAGTATGGGATACGCGCTGATCACGGCTGCCTTACACTCATCCGAGAGCCTCGGCATGTATACCTTGACTGTGAAGTTGCCGCATATGTTGCGCGCCTTGGCGAACTTTTCGGTGAGGCGATTGATCATCTGCTCTGCCGACCACATGCGGTATTCGTGCGTTCGGTTCACCTCTTGAGCCGACGCGACCGAAGCGAGCGACAGCAGGCATGCGGCTGAGCAGAGCATGATTACAGATTTCGAGTTCATTTTTGAAAATCTCCTAGGGGTTCGTTGGACAATGCGTTCAAGCTCATCGGCAATCCGGGTCTGCCAACCGCGTCCGGAGGCGCGATAGTGTTCGATCACCTGGCGCGGCAGGCGCAATGTCAGTTTGACGCGGCGTTCGGCTTCGGCGACCGGCGGGCGGCCCATGCAACCTCTCCTTGTTGGGGTTTATGTAGGGACAAAAACTGGCGCGGTCAAATAGGGACAAATACGTAATCCATGGCTGGCGAGATCAAGGTAACGGCCGACATGCCGGCCTGGCTCAAGGCGATCCGCGACAAGCAGCGGCCGGTTGCCGAGGCCGCCGTCGCGGCGTTGCGCGAGACTGCCGCCAATGCGGTGCAGGACGGGCGCAAGGATATCGCCGGCGCCGGCCGGTTCGGGCCGAAGTGGCAGTCCGGCTTGCAGTACCGCACCAAGGACGCCGGCGAAGAGAACGCGCCCTCGCTGCAGGCCAAGGCGATCATCTTCCACCGCTACGGGATTGCCGGCGTGTTCGAGCATGGTGCGACGATCCAGGGCAAGCCGCTGCTCTGGATACCGACCACGCGCGGCGCACCGGCGGCCAGCAAGTCAGGAAAGAAGCTCGTGTCGGCCACCGTCCGCGGCAAGCCGATGCTGTTCGACGCCAGTGATCGCGACCGGCAGCGCAAGCCGCTCTATATCGGCGTGCCGCAGGTGCGCATCCGCAAGCAGTTCCACATCACCGAGATCGTCAAGCAGCACGTCGCGCGCATCGCGCAGGTGTTCATCAAGCACTTCAAGGGATAGCGATGGCTGAAAAACTTTCGATCCAAATCGCGCTCGAGGGCGGGCGTGAGATCGAGCGGCAGCTCGAGGGCATCGGCGAGGCCGGCAAGAAGGCGTTCGAGGACATTGCCAAGTCGGCCGAGCAGGTCGGCGGGTTCAAGAACCTGAAGCCCGAGGAGGTGACGGCGAAACTGAAGGATGCCGGCATTGCCGGGACCGAGGCGTTCGACAAGATCAAGACTGCGGTGGCGAATGCATCGCGGATGGAAAGCCTGGTAGTCGGCATCCAGAACGTGGAGAGCGCGTTCGGCAAGCTGGTTCAGGCCGCATCGAGCTTTGCTACCGCTCTCAAGGGGACCGTGGTCATCGGGATATTGAGAGAGGTCGTTAAATCAGTATTCGCGACCGCAGACGCGATCACCGACGTCAACACGCAGGCGCAGAAGCTCGGCCTCACCATCGAAAAGTTCGATCAGTTGCGCCTCGGTTTTGAGAAGGCGGGCATTGCGGCGAAGGCGATCGGCGACGGCATCGCGCACTTCAAGGGCGAACTCGACAAGCTTCAGGTCGACAAGGTCAAGACCGCATTCACCGAACTGGAGGAAGCCGCCAAGCGCGGGTTCGGCGCGCAGGGCACGGCGCAATTAAAACTGCTGGAGGATGCCGCCAAGGGGACCGGCGCGGCCGCCCAACAGGCGCGGCAGTATCTGGAAAAGCTCGGCCAGCCCATTCCGGAGGGGGCCACGTCCGCGCTGCAGCGGCTCGGCATCACGACCACGGACACCGCAGAGGCTATGCGGCAGGCGATGGTGGCGTTGCAGAAGATGCCGGACAGTGCGCAACGCACCGCGGATGCGTTCGCGATCCTGGGCAACACGATGGGGCCTCAATTCATCGCGGCGCTGCAGACTGGCAGTTTCAAGATCGACGAGTTCTTCAACAAGACGAACACGCTGACGCAGGAGCAGGCGGTTCAGGCCGCGAAACTGGAGCAGGCGTGGAACCAGTTGGCCGCGGCATGGGGACGTTTCAGCAGCCTGACCTTGTCTCCCGTGATTATCGAGGCGCTCAAATTCCTCACCACGGAACTGCAAAACGTTCAGAAGGACATCGAGAATACCAAGCAGTGGTTTATCGACCTCGGTGCCGCAATTGCCGGGTTCTGGGAGAAACTGAAGGCCGACGGCGTGGCGTCGTGGAAGCAGGTGACCGACGCGGTGCAGGGCACGCTCGACGTGATCAACAAGCTGATCAAGGCGGTCGGCGACGCGATCGGGGGGCTGGCGAAACTGCTCGGGCTCGGCCAGGACGTCGGCAGCGCAGCCGGCGCCAACCCGGTGACCGGCGGTGGCGGCTTTGCCGGTGGCGGCCGTGTCGGCGGGCGCGGCAGCGGCACCAGCGACAGCAATCTGGCATGGGTGTCGCGTGGCGAGCACATCATGCCGGCGCGCGCGGTGCGCCAGCCCGGCGTGCTCGCGTTCCTCGAGGCGCTGCGCCGCTCTGGCGGCAACCTCTCGCGCGTGCTTGACGGCATGGGTCGCTTCGCGCTTGGCGGTCCGGTGCGCGTCCCGTCCTTCGCCGGCGGTGGGCTCAACGGCATGAGCAACGTGACCATCCAGTTCCCAGGCCTGCCGGCAATCAGCGGGCTGCGCGCATCGTCCAGCGTGGTCGACGAACTGCGCAAGGCCGCAGTGATGGCGCAGGTCCGCTCGGGCGGGCGCAAGCCGAGTCGGTATAGCTGATGCCTCTCGACACGCCGACCGGCCGGCCGGTCTACACGCTGCTGTCGATCGACGAGATCGATTACAGTTCGTACTCGGTGCGCGGCATCACCATGACGCTCGAGCCGATCGCGCAGGCAGCGAACGTGGCGCGCGACTGCCGCGGCGACTTGGTCGACATCTCGCTGGCGCAGTTCCGGCAATACAAGGTCACCGTGACCTGTACCGATCACGAGGCGCCGCAACTCACCGATGTCTGGCCCGGCATGGACGTTACCATTGACTGCATCCCCGGTCTCGGCGCCGCCAACACGACCGGCGACGTGCTGACCATCCTCGCCAAGGTCACGGCGTGGAATACCTCGCGCGACGAATGGGCAGCTGAGGTGGCGTGGCAGCTCGAGGCTGAGCAGCGCACCGCCGAAGCAGGGACCGCCTGATGCCGGCCGGCCTTCCCTACTTCGCCTGGATCGAGGCGAGCGAGACAACGTTCGGGCCCGAGCACATGCGCTGGGACGAGAGCGTGTTCTCGTTCACGCTCGAGCAGTCGGAGGGCGATCCGGCAAACCTCACTCTCGTCGTGCGCCGGCCGCGCAACGAGGCGGGCAACGCGATCGGGCTGCTCGGTCCCGGCCGCAAGATCTGGGCGTGGTTCGCGTTCGACTGCGGGCCGGCATTGATCAAGTTTCGCGGGCGGCTCGTCGGCATCCCGACCAGCATTTTCGAGGAGCTCGTTACGCTCGAATTCGTTGCGCGGCCGTTCGATGTCGTGGCGCAAAAGGAAGCGCTCGCCGAGACGCTGCGCGTGCTGCCGTACTACGACGAGGTGGTTCTCGATCCGTCGCGCCGGAACGATCCCGAGGTCGTGCTCGAGGGCTACACCGCGATCTGGCATTACGATCGCGAGACGCACGTGATCACCATCTCGGACGAACTTACCGGCGAGGATGGCCTGGTTGAGTTCGACGGCGCGAGCGAAGACGGCAAGGTGTTGTGGGACGGGCTCGGTCTCACGCTCACCAGCGGCCCGTTGGCGCGCGTCGATGTCCACGCCGAATATACCTGGACGCAGCAGGCACAAGGCAGCGTCGATCTGACCGAGTACCTGATCGACAACTGGCCGAACGAGCCCGAGTATTCTTCGCCCGGCGAGATCACATCGTTCACGTTCAAGGCCGACAATTGGCCGAAGAACGGGACCGGCATCGGTAATGGCTGGGTGGTTGCCGAAGCAACCAGCCGTGAAGTCTACAGCCACACGCCTGTTACCTTCGCCGAGGAAGAAGAGCTTACGATCAACTGGTGGGACGGAGCCACGACCAACGTCAAGCACTCGATCACAGAAAGCCGTCTCACGACCGACCCGCCGGGATCTATCGTGATCTATGGCGCCATGACGCAGGACGAATCGAAAGTAACCTATGCGACCGATGGCAATGGCGAGCGATATGCATCGTCGTTCACCCGCACGATTGCGTTCGAAAGCACATTGATGCCATTGCATCACGTCCAGCCGACTCTGCTGGCGGGCTACACGGCCGGACGGCAATGCACCGAACTGGTGTCGCTCACATTGGTTGCCGACGTGCAGCCGATCCTGACTGATCCGGAGGACGGCGAGGCATTGCGGCTTGATGACATCCGTTCGGTCAATCTGAGCGAACGGATCGGTGCGGGGACGGATGCCTATGTGCCGATCGGAGATCCGCGCCGCCGGTCCTACATTGCAACCGAGCGCGGCAACCGGAGCGTCGAACATCTGATTGTCTTGGCTCGGGCGCATCTGAGGAAGCGGGCGCGCGTGGTCGAGATCACATTTGCGCCGAAGCTTGCGCGGATGCCGGAGATCACGCTGCGCAAGAATGCGTTTCTGGTCGAGCCGCGCGTCGGCGAGGCGCTCGGCAAGATCATCGGCTATTCGCTCGCGCTCGACGGTTCGGACGGCCGCATCAATTGCGAGGTGCGCATCGGCTGCGCCATCGGCCGTGGCGGATCGGCGGTCGCAAGCGGCGGTGAGCCGACCTATTGCACCGTGGACTATACCGGTGCCGACTATCAGCAGTTTACCGGGCGCATCGTGTTGTTCGATACCTCGGTCGGCTACGAGCCGCCGAATGCGAACCCCAACGACGACGGCATCAACTTCATGTCCGGCCTTGTTGCGGCGGATGTGATCGACACCGGGCTCGTAGTCGAGAACCCGGCGGCGGTGCAGCGGGCAGAAATCGCGGCAGACGACAGGCCCGCCGAAGAGGTGCTGAAAGATTTCGAGACGCGCGCGACGTTCAAGCTCAAGAGCATGACCCGCGCGTTTTCCACCGACTACGAGATCGAGGTCACCGACCTGAAGATCCCGACCGGTTATGACCTGGAGGCGGCATGAGCTTTGAAACCGTCGTCCGCCCATTCGTTATCCGCACGCTTCGGCCGCCGGCGCCTTCGCAACTGCTGGTGCCTGAGGACGATCCTTCGCAGGGCTTTGCCGTGCTCAGTGGCGCGGGCATGGAAAAGATCAATAGCACCTATAACGAACAGTCAAGCTGGTCGAAATCGAGAAACGTGGAAACCCAGCGCACGGTTGACCGGGTGCGGATTTACCAAAAGGAGGAGGACGGGACGGTCAACAAGGAAAACTTTGTCGATGTGGAAGAAGCGAAAGAGATCAGGATGGTGGACGGCAAGGGCGTCGAGACGCGATATCAATATGCCTCCCCGGTGGACCCGGAGGATGTGTCCGATAACGATAACATACTGATCCTCGAACAAAACATAGAGAAGATCAATAAGGATTATTATGAACAGAACCCGAAAGTCGACGACGACCGCGAGCCAAATGTAGGGTGATTGCACGATGACGATCGTCTACGTCACCAGCGGCGCTTGGGGCGCCGGCACCGGCACGCCGAACAGCGCGGCGCAGGTCGATGGCAATTT